GGTTTTGGGGATTTAGGCAAACAAGGCAAGTGATAACCCCTCTACTATACAAAGCCACTCAACTCACTATATAGCCACTATACCATATAGCTCTACTACACACTTTAAAGGCAAACTCAAAAAGGCCTATGTGATGATAATTTTTCGTCCCCTAATGGCCTCTTATTTACCTTATCTGAATTACCTTACCAAGCACTATTATATAATACATATCAATTAAAAATTCAAGGTAAATATGAAACACAGAACCCACAAGGATTTTCCATCCTACCGATTCTATTCAGATGGTAGGATTAAGAACAAAACAACCAATCACTTCATTAAGGTAAAACGTCATATGAAACTGGTCATATGAAACTGATTGATGCTAAAGGCAAACGTAAAGGTATCACTGTTCAGAAATACTTTGCCGAACTATTCCCTAACCTATATACTTGGGAAGATAAAAGGGGTACCCCTAAACCTACCTATATACCCATTAGGAAAGTTAATAAGAAACGTAGGAAATATAATCCTAAGTTCATTAAGGCCATACAGGAGAAGGCCAATTATAAAACTTGGGATGAATTGGTTAAAGAATATAATATACCGATGGGTAGTATAGGTTATTTATTAAAGAAAGGTAAGGATAAACACAGTGACCAGGTTATAATTAATATTGATAAGGTAATTATAAAGGGTTAGGTAATAAGGTCCTAGAGTTTATTGCAGTTATTGGCTAAGTATTTATATTAGCAATATTGGCATTAATTCTAGGACCTATGGTGTTATGGCCTTACTCCATTCATGGCCTCAAGGACTAAGGCAAATATAATTCAAGGCCCTTAATAACCTACGAAGGCAATCAAGGATATTGCATAATTAAAATATTGTTCTTATATTTGCAGTGAGAAATAAAAATAATAATCACTTAAAACTCACTTACCTATGAACACAGAAGAATTATCAAACCGATTAACACAAATCGTACAAGGCATTACTAATACTCAACCTATTAGGATTAAGGCTACTATCGAGGTTTTCCTTGAAGAATTTGACCCAAGCCAGAACTATCTTCTCTCTATTTCAGATATAGAAGGCTATGAGACCCAATTTATAGAATTTGAGATTTGGGACAAAAATGATGGTCCTATACCTGGTATAAAACTTTTCAAGGATCTCAATATATACCTTGAACGAGAATATTGCGAATACTAACACATTGCCCCAGGCCTAACTTAGGTACCTGGGTTTTTACTTACGCTAACTTAGTAAGCCCTTATAGGCTATCCTAATCTCTATAGGCTTACCATAGTCCCTATATGGCCTTATTGAATTAGGACCTAATAGGTTATTAGAGGGCAATAATAGGGATATAGCTAATCGGCCTTAATTCTTTATCACCTTAGTCGATTAATGGCCTTCAATATACAGGTATATAATACACTCTCAAGAGGACAGGCATAAGCCATATAGGATTATTCCATATACATATCATATATGCCCACTACAAGGCGTGTGAAGATTACCCTTGTGAACCCCCAAAATTAAGTGCAAATATTAAGTGCACAATATTTTTCATTTTATGAATTTTTCACGAAAATAATTTTGAAAATAAAATTATTCATTTTCTCAAAAAATTTTCTTGAAAATGTTTGTAGATTAAAATAAAGTCCGTATCTTTGCAATGTGAGAAAAACAAAAGATATTTGAAAGATTTTATTTAAAACTTTTTAAGAAAATAATTTTCTAAAAATTTTGTAGATTAAAAAATAGTTCTTATATTTGCAATACAGAAATGAAACAAATACTACCTTATTAGAATAGTTTAAAAAGTCTTGAAAGTCTATTTGAAAAGGTAATAAAAATAATAAATAATAATAAAACTTTCAAGCATTTTATTATGAAAAATCAAATTAACAAAGTGAATGTAGAAAAAGCAAGTGCAAACGCAAAAGCAAATAGTTTGATTGCTTTAGACGTATTGAAAAGCGTTAAAGAAAAAAATGCAGGTCTTTTCAAAACGTCTTTAGGGACAAAAACAGAAATTTACAAAAAAGAACTTTTTGAGGGTGCAAACGAAAAGCAAATCAAATCGTTACGCAAAAAATTCAGAAACGTAACTTTTAATTTTCTTTCTTCAATTGCAACGAATGCAGATAAAAACCTAATTGAGGGCTTTATAGACTTTTATAAACAAGTCTATGTAATAAACGATTTTTCTTTTTCTTCAATTGCAAGCGAAAACACTAAAGAAGAAAAGAAAGCGATATTAATAAAAGGTCTCGAAATCGTGAAAAAATTAATGAAGTAAAAAAAAATCAGATAGGGAGTAAAATTTTACTCCCTATCATAAAAATAAAATTATTATGTTATTAATTTTGTTTGTTATCTTATTAGCTGTTTTTGTTAGTGCTTTATATGTAGTTTATATTCTTTTAAAGCCAAATCATAGAATAATATCTACTCTTATTGACGTGCAAACTTTTCAATTAATTAATGTAGAGCAATTTCTATTGATTGAACAAATAAGCATGAACTATTTAAATGAAGTTGAATATACAATTTATAAAAAATTTTCTTTTAAAACTTTTTTACTATACTTATGTTATTGTTTAAATGAACAATTTGAAGAAAATTTAAATAATCATTTAGTAGATAATTAGAAAGCAAAGGGACACATAAAAGTTTGTCCCTTACTTTTTATTTTTAAATGTTAAATTTAACGGAACCGTACGCCCCATTTAGTACCACAACTTTTACCTTCCTCGTGATAAGACTCTGCCAGAACTTCCCAGCCACATTTTACTACCACACAAAAATCGCTCCTCGCATTAAGGGCATGCCAAGATATCCCACACCACACATGCCCACATAACACACAGAGAAACCAGAGAATAAAACATCCCTGGCTCTCATCCACCTTATCCCTCTGGCAGATTACAATATCAAAGTTCTTTCTATAAACCAAAAACTTATAAAGATATGGAAGAAAAAACATTATTCAAACTAGCACGTGCAATTACAGATACAGGTACAGATACTGTACCTTCAAAAGGTGGTACTGTAACCTACCGTATCACTTCCCTCAAAAGGAAACTGGTAAATGGCAAAGTAGTTTCAACCTCTACACCCTCTTGTACTTTGGGCTCAGCCTCCGTAAGTTGGGCTACTTGGGAAGGAGTTACCGTTGGAGATGGTTACTTAGATGTAAAAATTAAATATTCAGAAAATACTGGGTCCTCAAGGTCTACTACTCTGATATTTGACCAAAATGGGTCTAATAACAAAATCAATCTCACAGTAACTCAGGAACCTACTCCTGAATATTGGGAAATACATTTTAATCCTCTAGACATCAATGGAGCAGCCACAGATTATCTTTTTATGGCTACTACCAATATTAGTGGCGAAGGTGGATCTATGTCTGAGGGTGCCCTAAATAAGAATTGGATAGTAAATCAAAATAGACATACGATTAATGTCTACATAGTAGATCCGTACCCGGACAATCTCGAAATATTGTCTTGGTCCTGCCTTGATAAGAATGGTAATGCCTTTAGCCCTAATTACAATATACCCGATAACCAATACTTTACAACAAAAACAACTGGCTTAGGTTCCTATACTCTTAAAAAAGTTTCAACCCCCTCTGTTGACCATAATGGTACTATGATACTCTCCAGTAGGTTTAACCCCACTGGAAAATATCCATTAGATTTGAACTTTTATTGGGTAATTCCATCCTCCTCCTCAGACTTATATTGAGATTAAGATAATATCCCAATTATAAAAACAATTACCCAGAGTATTAAAGTAAGGGTATATGGTGTAGAATACCTATGCCATGGATACCAGCAAGTAATATAAGAATCTACTTTTAGTATTTCTGGATGTTCTTCCTCGTATTTTTTATCCTCTTCTCTAGAACTGTATTTATGAAATACATAGAAGGGTAAGAATACGAGGAAAATTATTAAAGCAACTGGGAACAAGAGTAGGAGAAGAATCTCCCACCCTTGCATTGATGTCCCAGCATAATTACCATCTCTGTCAAAAAAGTATCTCATAGCAACTTATGTTTTAGGTATCTGATTAATAGATAAATCGGAAATAGAGGTAATACTATCCATACCGATATAAACAATATCAGGGAATGAATCCTATGAGTATACGGTAAATAATCTAAGCAAACCTTTACAAAGAATACAGTGAACGGTAAGCATACCAAATAAATTATTGCTAATACAGTAGTCATTGTTCTCTGAAGTATTTGTTAATAATCTTGGTAAGTTTCTTATCAAATTCAAGCATCATATCTAAAGCATCCGTATCTTTCATGTTCTTTATCTCCTTGTCAAGGAATTCTATATTTCTCCTAATTGAGAAATAAGCCTTGTATGCAAGGAATACCTTCTCATTTTCTTCTGTAATAGGGAGAACTTCTCCTTTTTGCCCATCTAATCTTGGATATGTATTATCAGGACCAAGAGTTCTTGCAACTTTTACTCGGTTACTGAGCATTGCAAATCCACCTTTCTTATCAATAGATTCTACTGTTACTTTCTCTGTGAGGGGTCTTCCTGATAATACGAAGATAACTTCCTCACCTTCTTTGAGCTTTTTGATTTCTTTCTTTTCTTTTTTCATATCTATTTTATTTAGAAATTTTCTTTATGCAAATATACTAAAATTATTCTTTATTTATTGCATTATCTATTTTATTTTTTATAAATTCATAGGCATTGCCCCGGTAATCCTCTAGCATTTTGTATTCCTGTGGAGATAGAAATATTCCGTTTACTTTAAAAGCATCTCTTAGATGCTCTGGTATAGTGCCCTGGTGAGCGATGTTATTATAACGGATAATGAAAAGTTTCTCTTTATCTTCATCTATAACACCAAGTGTGTTGACTGGTTGGAGTTTAGTTTGGTAAATTCCCCCAAAAGCAGAAGGTACCATTAAAATACTTCCCGGTATTCTAGTTATCCAATGGGAATAATCGGGAGTAATTACCGCAATTTTACCCTCTTTCTCAAGCTCTTTATCATAAGCTAATCGATTAGACCAAAAAGCACATTTAAAACAAACTTGTTTTCTTGCCATAAGTTGAGGGATTTCCCGAGTTTCATCGAATTCCTCTAAATTAATTGGTTTGCCACATATCTGGCATTCATTTTTCTTGTCCATATTGCATTATTTTATAAGTTATATATGATAATAGAACCTCTAAACATATTGAAAATGGGTTATAAGCAATACTTTTGTTACTAAAATTGAACCATTAAAACTGATAAGTTATGGATAAACTAACAAATGAAATGATTAAAGACCTTGCTATTCGCTTAGGTCTAGAACCTGCTCTATTGAAAGCTGTTCAATTGGTAGAAGCAGCTGGTAGAGATGGGTTTTTAGCTGATGGTAGGCCTCAAATTCTCTTTGAGGGTCACATTATGTACAAAGAAGTACATAAGAAATTCCCTGACAGAGATTTAGCTTACCTTTGTAAGAGATATTCTACGATTTTCTTCCCTAAATGGGATAAATCGAAGTACTTGGGAGGTGTACACGAGTATAAGAGACTCGAATTAGCCAAAGAAATTGACGAAGAATGTGCATTAAAGTCTGCAAGTTGGGGAATGTTCCAAATTATGGGATTCAACCACCATCTCTGTGGGTGTAAAGATGTCTATGATTTCGTTCATAAGATGTCAGAATCTCATGCAAATCAACTAGAACTCATGTATTATTTCATGAAAAACTCTGGTTGTTTGAGTAATCTCAAAGAAAAGGACTGGGCTGGCTTTGCCAGAAAATACAATGGTCCCGGGTATGCCCAGAATGCCTACGACCAAAAACTAAGAAATGCTTACGAAAACTTCAAAGATAAATTATGAAAAGATGTCATTTTAACAGCTGGGTAGCAAAAGTATTTCTTTTCCCCAGTTACAAAGCAATTACTCTGGTGTATAACTCATTCTTCAAACACAAAGTAGAAGAGTGTAAACCCGATGATATCAATCATGAACGTATTCATCAGGTACAACAGATTGAATGTAGTATAGTGGGTTTAGTACTCGGTATCATACTCTGGTTATCATTTGGTATGTCCTTTTGGTGGGTAGTGGCTCTGACTTTTGGATTCTTCTACCTTTGGTATGTTATCGAATATATAATCATCATGTGCTTTGCCAAGTGGAATAAACAGAATGAAAGATATCATGATGTAAGTTTTGAAGAAGAAGCTCACAACAATGATAAGAATCTGAGTTATTTGGAAGACCGTAAGCCATTTGCTTGGATTAAATACATTAAATTGAGAAGCTACAAGAAATGAAAAAATTAAAAGTATTAGGGGTGTCTGCTGGTGCAGGCATCCTTTTGTTCCCTTTTAGAAAGAATTTGATAGCTAATATAGAAACTCGAGGAGTATTTTATACTAAAGGCTTAGAGCAGTGGAAATTGAACTTTGGTGGTATACCATATTATAAAGATGAAACCTTCCCAGATTGTAAGCCAGACATCATACTTTCAAGTCCAGACTGTGGAGCATCTTCTATTATGAGGCTTTCAAAAGTAAAAGAATTGGGCAATCCCCAAGAGAATAAATCCCTGAATCTAGTAATTCAATCAATCTTACATTATAAACCTAAGATATTTCTTATTGAAAACTTACCTCGTTTGCTATCTTTGCTCCCAAAAGAATATCTTCAAAAAACTCTTGAAGACTATAAACTTATTTTTCACGAAAGAAGCGTTTCTGACTACGGTAACTCACAGTTATCACGAAAGAGATTACTTATCATTGGAGTACATAAAAAGACTGGTAAGAAATACTTGAATGCTTTTGATGAAGTATTTCAAGTAAAAAACCCAACAATTACTAGAAATCTACTTAAACCACTCACATTCTCTCAGGAAAATAATACTAACCAGATTCCGTTTATGAGTAAAACTCTGGCAATGTATGACTATCGAAAGCTTCCAGAGAAGAAGAATCTCACAGTAGCAAAGATACATAGACTCTGGGTTAGAGATTTTAAAGATGAAAAGAAGTGGCCTATCAAAACTGCAAAGATGAGTACTCTCCCAGGAGTATATCGATTGGAGTATGATAAACCACCATTAACTCTCAGACCTGCAGATAGGCAATTCAGACCTGATGGTTATCCTTTGGGAATCGAAGACTTCAAGGCAATTATGGGATTCCCAGATAAATTCAAAGTTTACCTTCACAAGAATGGTGATACCTTCGAAGGTGATTTTAAGGATTACCATTACTGGCTTAACAAGGCAAGGTATACAATTGCCAAAGGGGCAGTAGGGGAAATAGGTATTTGGTTCAAAAAATGCCTCAAAAAGGCAAATACCAAGAAACCTTGAGTTTCAGCTTTATATATAAAGTCTTATATATAAGTTTCTGGGGTGCCTTGAAATATATAGATATATAATATACTACGTATATATATCTATATATTTATCTGCGTATATATAGCTATTCATATATCATATCGTAAGTAGTATATTTGGATATTATCTCACTTCGTTCGATAAAGGTAATCGCTTAGCGATTACCGAATAGATAGTATCATTAAAGCGTGCGAACTTCCTAAAATTTTTGAACATGAAGAATTTAAAAAGGGCCTTGTTCATTGTACTTCTAGGATTTACTATTTACCTTTGCTTCAGGAATTACAAACTTTCTCGAGAGGTTGATTCCTTAGAACTAGCGGTCAATGAAATCCCAGATACAGTATACACAGAGAAACCCTTCAAACCAGAGAAGAAGTACTCAGAAAAAGTTGAACCAGGTAAAATCTTAGTTCATGATAATAAGCAGCCAACTCTCTTTCCTGATTCCATGCTAAGGCAGCCAGTTATCAGTAACCAAGATTCCCTGGTTCAAATTGTTTTGAAGAAAGATAAGTTGAACTTAAGTCTGTTCAATAAGGAGACTAACACTTATTCAACTAGATTATTCCCAATCGATTTAGATAAGTACAACTACAACTGGTATGAAGGTCAATTAACTCGAAAGAAAGTTGCAAGGTTATCACTTAGTCCATACGTCTATGGCAAATACAGACCTTTCAATAATCTCTTCGATATGGGAGCTGGTCTTTCAATCAAGACTAAGAGATTTAATTACAAATTCGGAGTCAATACCTTTTACTACCCGAAGATAAAATCTGGTATAGGTACTGACATCGAATTTCAAATAACGTATAACTTTTAGATATGGCAAAGACTATCTCAGAAACTAGAACTACATTAACTCGGGAGGAGCTATCAAACCTATCCCGAGTTTCTAGTGATGTTTTCTTTTTTAGCCTTTTTTGCTATGTGATACATCCAGTAAGAGGAAAGGTAAGATTTGATTTATACCCATTTCAGAAATCAGTTCTCTACAATTTCATTGCCCAACGATTCAATATCATTCTCAAGTTCCGTCAGGCAGGAATTACAGAACTTATTTCAATGTACTGTCTTTGGTTGGCGATGTACCATCCCAACAAAAAGATAAACATTATATCTATCAAGGACACAACAGCTAAGAAGGTACTTAAGAAGATTAAGTTCATGTACAAGAATCTTCCATGGTATCTTCAAACTCCCATAATCAACGGTAGAGCTGGAGAATATGGTTCTGCTTCCATGATAGAATTTGATAATGGGTCATTTATCGAATCTATTCCGACATCATCCGAAGCCGGTCGTTCGGAATCCCTTTCTCTTCTGGTAATTGACGAGGCAGCAGTAGTAAGATGGGCTGCTCAAATTTGGGCTGCTGCATTTCCTACTCTTTCCACTGGTGGAGCTGCCATCGTCAATTCCACTCCCTATGGAGTTGGTAATTTCTATCACTCAACTTGGGTAGATGCCATTGCAGGAGGTAATCCTTTTAACCCAATTCGATTATACTGGCAAATGCACCCAGAACGAGATATCAATTGGTATAACCAAATGTCTTCTGCTTTGGGAGCAAAACGAACTGCACAAGAAATTGATGGTGACTTCTTATCATCTGGTAATACAGTCTTCGACTTAGCAGATATTAAAGCTATCGAAGACTGCCTTAGTGATTACCCAGTTATTAAGAAGAGATTTAATGGTCAATACCGACAATTCTGTGAACCCGAATCAGATAAAGAATATTTCATTGGTGCAGACGTTTCAACTGGTAGAGCTTCTGACTACTCTTCATTTACTTGTATGGATAAGCTAGGAGAAGAACAAGTAGTATATAAGGGAAGAATGGCAGTGGGAGCTTATGCTAAGTTACTTGGTGATACTGGGAAGTTGTTTAACTGGGCAGTAATAGCTCCAGAATCCAATGACGTTGGTTTATCAGTAACTTCTAAGCTTCAAGATGAAGGCTACCCTAACCTTTACTACTACCAGAAGATGCTGAAGAAAAAAGGTAAAAGTAGACCTGAAATGGATAAATCCCCTGGTTGGTTAACCACCCAAAAGAATCGTTCAGTGATAATAGAGAACTTGGAAGAAGATATTCGATTAGATCATGTAATCATTAAGGACCCATTCTTTGTACAAGAAGCTTATACTTTCATCTATGATGGTTTAGGTAGACCTGTTGCAATGGGTAAACATAGGGCTAACAATTCAGCTGTAGATGTAGACCTTGAAGGAGATGTATATGCCGATGATGATATCTTTGGAAAAGCAATATGTAATCACATAAGGAAAGGAAAAACTAACGTAATCGTACAACCAAGATGAAAAAGTACTTCAATTTTAGTTGGGGTTGGGGACGTAAGAAGGACCCTCCCAAGAATGGTACATCCTCTAATAAAGAGGAGAAGCCTGCCACATCGATTTCGCCTGGTAGGGTTTCAGTTGACGATGATAGCGATAACTTAATTACATCATTACAAGGGTTGACTAAATTAGTTGAACCCTCTTTTCGTGTTGATGTGATACCTTTAATTCGGGATTTATATAAAGTAAATCCTGATATGGGCATCGCATTGCAAGATATGTTTAAGTTAGCTAACACCAGTCATACAGTAACTTTCCCTAATAATACCGATGAAGAGGCTTCAAAGATGAGAGAACATCTTAAGAAAGCCACCAAGGGATGGACCAGATATACTGCTGGTATAGATGGTTTAGTTAACAAAATGATTGTTCAACTTCTTGTAAGTGGGGCAATATCTGTAGAAGGCGTACCAAATGACAAGCTTGATGGATTGGCTACTGTATTATTCCTTAAGCCAGAACACATCAAGTTTAAACGTGAATTAAATGGGGTGTATGCTCCTTACCAAAAGAATATAAATTTCTTTGTTAAGCAACAAGATTACATTAAGCTTAACCCAGAAACCTACTTCTATGTTGGTATGTTCAATGATACCGATGAACCTTATGGAGTTCCTCCATTTATGCCTGCATTGGATTCTCTCAAAGGACAAAATGATATGAAGATTAACTTCAAACATATCATGGAGATTTGTGGTATGGTTGGTTTCTTAGAAGCTAAGATGCAGAAATCTCCACAAAGGCCAAATGAGAGTATCAAATCTTATGAATCCAGATTATACCATGAACTTAATATCCTTAAACGTAATGTTAAAGAGGGTATGAAGGATGGGGTAGTTGCTGGTTACATAGATGACCATGAATTCAAACTAAATTCTACTACTAAGGAGCTAGGTAATATCGAGAAGCCTTGGAATATGAACCAACAATCTGTAGCAAATGGGTTGGGAGTTAATGGCTCTATCATTGGGGTATCATCTACTACTGGTGAAGGTGCAACTGGTATAATGCTGTCTAAGATGATTAGCCAGTTAAAAAATATCCAAATGCTTGTAGCTTATGTATTGGACCGACTTTATTCTCTAGAACTGCGTCTGGCAGGATTTAATAATAAGGGAATGAAGATTGATTGGGGAACTTCTACAGTTTCTGATGAAGTTAAAATCCAACAAGGTCTTCAGTATAAGATACAGAACCTTGACTTATTGTATAAGGCAGGTATCATTAGCCAAGAGCAATATGCTTGGGCAATGGGTTATGATTCACCAGATGAAAAGGAACCAAGAGTTTCACTTGAGGACCAATTTGCTAAGGGAGGTAATACAGACCCCCAAGAAGGAACTAAGAAGAAACAGAGGCAAGATGATAAAAACCAATCTGCTCGTAGGTCAAGAGATAAGAATAACCCGGCTCCTTCTCGAGGAGACCAAAATACTAAAGCAAGATGAGTAAATTCACAAAGAAAAACAAAGAGCATCTTGATTCTATGGTGATAGGTCAAGGCCATACCATTATGGCTGGGTATATCCCAGAAGCAGTGGGAGCCCAGACTTTCTCCGAGAATTATTACAAATGGAAGAATCCTACACCGGACACCATTGCTCAATTTGGATTTTGGGGAGGGGATATAGATTATAATACCTATTACCCTAACCTGGATAAATCGGAATTAACTCCAAAGGATGAAGAGTTTATCGAACCTATGTTCCGATTACTTTCGGAAACAATCGTATCGAAAAATTGGAATCCTACAGACTTCGGTCAGAATGGAGTACTAAAGGCTTCTATGAAGATGTTGCTTGGTCAAACAGTAAACTGTGACCATGAAACCAACATCGGTAATGCTATTGGTGCTGTATCACAAGTAATGTGGCAGGAATCCTATAAAGACGGTAGCTTTACTATACCCGCTGGTATCAACGGTATTCTGAAAATCGATGGTAAGGCAAACCCAAGAATTGCTAGAGGCATCCTTATGGAACCTCCTTCAATTCATAGTAATTCAGTTACTGTACAATTTAAGTGGGATAGATCCCATCCCCAAATGGAAGATAACGAATTTTATCAGAAACTGGGTACTTATGACTCTAAGGGAGTTATGGTACGTAGAATTGTTACTGAAATTGTTCGTTACCTTGAGACCTCACTAGTTTCACATGGTGCTGATTCATTTGCCCAGAAAATTGGTTCGGATGGTAAAATCATTAACCCAACCTTTGCCAAAAGAACTTGGGCATCTTATGAAGAATACAGAGATGATAAATCGAAGCAATACTTCTTTACTGATTACAAATCGGATTTAACATCATATCAAGAAAAGGACGATACTCAGGGTTCTTTTAATGATAATGATGCCAAGGATAATCATTCAAATAAAAATAACATGAACGAAGAATTACTAAAATTTCTTGAAAGCCTTTTTGGGGATAACATGCTTACCCTGGAAGAAGGTAAAGAGATGAATCAGGAAAATGTAATTGCCTGCATTCAGACTTTGGTATCATCCAGAAACGAATTGCAAACTTCAGTAGATAATCTTACTACAGAGAAAACTTCTCTTACGGAACAGATTACCAACTTGAATGCCGAAGTAGCTAACTTGAAGGAAATGGCAACCGTAGGAAAGAATCACATTGCTTCTCTACGTGAAAATGCCGTAGAAACCTACAAGAAGTTGATGGGTGATAAGGTAGATGAGACAATCGTTACGATGCTCAATGCCGAGACTACTGGTATTACTACTCTTATTTCCTTGACCAAGGATTACCAAGCTCGCTTGGAAGAGAAGTTCCCTCTCACTTGCTCAAAATGTGGTTCTAAGGACGTCAACCGTGCTTCCTCAATTGCTGAGGATGATACCGAGGGTAAAACTGGAACCCAGGGTACTGATACTCAACGGAATTCAGAATCTCCGAGTACTAAGAATGTAATCGATAACTTGTATCGAAACAAAATCAAATAACTAATATAAATAATCCGCGTTATGGAAAAAACTAAAATCGTAAACGACCCTCAGCAACTTACTCTCTTTGGGGAAAGAACCCCGAGAGCGGTGATTTACAAAAGTGAGTCACACAAATTGCACCAGGCTTTCAATGTTAAAGCTGGAGAGAAAATCGTACAGGGTATGCCAGTGGCTTTGAATGAAGAAGGTTTGATTTACCCTTGCACTGATACAGCTACTCAAGTTTATTTGGGTGTAGCAGTAACGGATAACGTTAACCCTGCTTATCAACCTCAAAGAAATTTCCCGGTAGAGGTAACAGTAGCTATGGAAGGTTACATGATTTGTAACTGGGTATCAAACGGAAATATCGAAGCTGGCTATGTAACTCCCGATGGAAAATTGCTTAACGATAGATTCGTAAAAGCTAACCAAGCAACTTCAACCCAGTTCATTGCCCTTAATCCAGCAGAAGAGGCAAATGAGGTAATTCAAGTACTCATCAAATAAGAGAAAAGAAGTTATGGAAAATAAAATAGATATTACAAAGTTGAAGGCTCAGGATTTTATGAATGAGCTGCCGGAAATGGTAAGAAGCTTGGAAGCTGTTCGTTCCGGTTCACAGGACAAGAAGCCTGTAGAGGTAACTTTTGGAGAATTGGTTACCGGTAAATGGGGTATTTCAGAAGATGAACTTTTTGAAAAGATGGGCATCAATCCAAAAGTGGACACGATGCAGAACATCTTTACAATGCCTCAACAGAATATTCGTTGGATTGTTCCGGAAATCATTCGTGCTGCTATCACATTGGGTATGCGCCAGGCTCCGTTCTATCCGAACATCATTGCATCTGATCAACCAATCAATGGTTTACAAGCAATCATGCCGATGGTTAACATGTCGGATGCTGCCCCTGCAAAGGTTAATGAGGCAGAAACTATCCCATTGGGTGATGTTAGCTTCGGACAGAAATCAGTTAGCCTCTTTAAAATC